CACTACGACGACGCCGAAAGTTTCGCCGAGGAAACCGAGAACGAGTCTTCCGATCAGACCGTGGGGCCCGCCGGCCCCACCTTCTACGTGCCATAGAACGAGTAAAAGCCATTATGATAATATGATTCTCCCGCTGCGCTGCTTTATTTATAGTAGTAATGGGTGTTACATTTGGGGGGTAAGTGTGGCACTATTCCCCAGTAAATGAGATCAACCCTAGGGGGTAGGAGAGTGTTCGACAATTGAGTCATCAACCCTAGCAGCCGTTCCGGCTGAGGTGACTACTCGGGCTACCGCCCGAGGGACAGGAAACTGCAACATGTGTGTAACCCTAATACGTCTACGAAGAGCAGGAAGCTGGGGGTGGGGCCCACCATCATCATCCTTGAAACACTCTTCAGGACTAAAGTTACTAGTGACAACGAACTGCTCAGCAAGCAAAGGAACCATACCTCCTTTACTTTCAACCCAACAAGGATACCTATCAAACCATCTGAGCAAATGATTGATATCAATACCCTTCGGCCCAAAATCATCTATGATGACTTCTGACTCCAACATGTATCCAGACCACCACTTGGTTCTGGGCTCCTTAACAAATCCTCCAGGAAATCGCTCATGGGCAGTTCGGGACTTCCCAACTCCGGGAGCACCATAGATCCATTCAACAGAGACGTTCGGTCTTGGAAGGGGTCTGGTAAATGAAAGGGTGTTGCGTAAGAGGTTATGCCCGGAGAAGAGAGCACTACCGGGGTGGTCGGCGGCAAACTGAGTAACGGCATCTGGTCCAGCAACGACAGCCAATCGGAAAGCTCTTGCAATATCGTCTTGGGTCTTACGAGGGGCGGTTGGCGTGACTCCAGACTCCCAGAAGTCTCCGTCCTTGCTACAATACTGTCGATTACTCCAAGGGCTTCCGCCCGCAGGCTCGAGATGCGCTGTTGCTGAGAAAGAATTCTTGAGATGCAGTAGTCGATCACGCTTGCGCAGCTTGAAATATCCCTGCAAATGCGGAGTCCCGTTCGCTCCAACCTCCTTACCGAAGCAGCCATACGAGCAGGAGTCGCATATGAACGCCTGGATCTCTTCCCTCTCGACATCACTATAATTATTCAAAGTAAAACACCACGCTACAAACTGGTTACCCTGAGGCTGGCGAGGCATACTGAAATGATACACAATGAACTGAAACGACGTTTATATACACAGCGGTAGAGCGTAGAGCGGAGGGGGGGGTAATACTTTGCCCCCCCTCTCGCTCTCAGCTTGCTCCGCAAGCTTCGGGGCCAGGACACGAAAGTCAACGATAAATATCCCGGATAGGCCGGACCCTTTATTAAACACGATCAGTCGTGAAGGACAAGTTATGTCCCCAATTAACAGTACAATTAGGTTCGCTGGTACCAGAACTATTAATACCAACCATCCAAAAATCACGCCTACCAGGGGTAGACCCATCATTCCAATTAGAACCTTCTATTTTATGACTTTTAATATAATGAATTAAATTATTAGAATCATTTGGCTCAACAGCAAAAGCAAAACGTTGACGAACACGATAGAGTTTTTCAAAATTAGTAACTACACTAGGATCCCACATGGCAGACACGTCAGCACCAATACTTCCAACATTAGCAAACACAGAACCATTATCAGTAGTCGTAACCTTCCACGCAATTACATTAACAGGGGCGTCACCATTATTCCTAACACGTAAAGTAGCAATTCCACCACGAATGAAGATATCACCATCAAAGGAAATATCACCCGTAATAGAACCACCAACAGTAGCCCAAAAGTTATTAGAGATCATAGGATAAGAGAACAGTTTCATTAAGACATTAGTACTAGCAGCACTATGACTAGCAGAATTCATTAAAACAGATCGATGATGTTCAGCCAATGTAGACGCATTCCACAGTACACGTTTGTACTTCCGAAAAGGCATCTTCCTTCCACGAAAACCTGCAAAAGTAGTGTTGCCACGTTGACTTGAGTACGCAGCACTACGACGACGCCGAAAGTTTCGCCGAGGAAACCGAGAACGAGTCTTCCGATCAGACCGTGGGGCCCGCCGGCCCCACCTTCTACGTGCCATAGAACGAGTAAAAGCCATTATGATAAT